GTCTGGTCATTGCAGGCGGAACCTTTCCGCAATTTCAAACGGATTGTAGAGCGAAAGCGGATCGATCTGATCATCTCTGCGTGTGTAAAGATCGTTTACAACGCGCGGCGGCTGATAGCCCTGGGCGAAATTCTCAACGCTTTCAGGTCGAGGCTGCGGACGCGTTGGCGTTTTCCCAGGTCCCGAATAGTCTCCAAGAATGCGGGAAATATAATTCTGCGTCTCTGCAAACGGAGGCACCCCGCCATATTTGCGCACGGCACCGGGCCCTGCATTGTATGCGGCCAAAGCCAGCACAGGGTCACCGAACGCGTCAAGCTGCTGGCGGAGATAGCGCGCGCCGCCACGCAGGTTCTGGATCGGGTCAGACGGGTCAACACCGAGTTCCGCCGCTGTGCCGGGCATAAGCTGGGCCAAGCCAGATGCGCCCTTTGAAGACACGGCATCGGGGTTGAATGAACTTTCCTGACCGACAAGGCGCAAAAAAAGATCAGGATCAACGCCTTCTTCGATAGCAATCATGCGGGCGGTTTCGCGGTAATCCATCAGTCATCTTCCTCCCATGCCTGGCATGCGCGCAGGTTGTGGCAGATAAAGTCAAACTTCTCGCAGAACCCACGGCCACCACCGTCCATGTCAAATTTATCCATGGGGATGCTTTCCATCTTGGCTTGCATCATCGGGCTGTTTTCAAAATACTCGCAGTTGGCGCAAAGACGCCGGCGGGCCTCTTTCTCATTCATGCCCCATGCTTTACCCAAGTTTGCCCAATATTCCTTGTTCGCCTTTGGGTCTTCAGATGCCTTTTCAGGGCCAAGCTGCCATTCATCAATGACGAGTTGACGGTTCTTTTTGTTTTCGCTGGCGGTTGGAACTTTTGATCCACCGCCAAAGATTTCGATTTCCATCATGTGATTTCCCTTCCAGAGCAGCGGATCGTGAGCGACGTGGCGGCAGAGGCCAGCGTCGAGATGAATTGCCCAGCCTCAAGCACTTGGCCGACCAGTTCCGGGCATGTGTAGGTCTCATCAGGCGCGATCGTGCGGGCGTCGATCACAAGGTTGGATGCACCAGCCGTGCCGTCGAAGTTGACCAGGTTGACCGAGATCGCCACGTTGTTCGCGCTGGTATTGGTGACCGTGAACTTGTCGATGATCGCCTTAACCGCATCGGCAATGTATTGCGTCGTCTGCGCGTTCTCTGCCTGCTTCGGCGCGATCAAGACCTTGGGTGTGACTGCCATGATAATTTCCTACTGTTCTGTCTGCGTGACGGCGAGGATCACTGCTGGCGCCGCGGGAGCAAAGGCGGTGGCAGCCACGGTCGCAATGCTGACGGCGGTGCTGTCCGATGCATACATGATTTCGATAAAGTCTCCAACCTGCAGCGAGGCGACCTCACTGAGCGAGACAACAAGATACCCGTTGTTTAGCGTGATCGACGCGATCCTGGCCGAGTTTGGGAAATCTGTGGTGCCATTTAGCCTGGCCCAGACCCATACAGACTTCTGCGATGAATTGGTCGAGGTGATCTGCACCGAGCAAACGATGTTATACAGGCCCGCCTGATCCACATAAATTTCGGACGTCGTCGTTCCGATATATACGCCGTTTGCCGTCTGCGTGTTGGTGAACAGCAGCGGGTATGCGGTGTTAATCAGCAAGGGCGTTTCGCTATTCGTCTTGGTGAACTCGCCGTAATACTTCTGCTGCTCGATCGTCGGCCGCACAAAGATCACGCCATCGGTCGCGCTAACCTGCAGCACGGCCGCGATCGGGATCACATTGTCGGGCGCTGTCGGCTTTACGTTCGTGAGCGCACCGGCGACGGTGGGCGATGCATAGAGAATGTCACCCAGCGCGAACCCACTGGTGTCCACTTCCCGGACAAAGCCCCAGACCGTGCAGTACCCCTTGTCGCCCGTGTCGGGCAGATCATGCGTCATCACGCCGACCACATACAGGGTCGGCGTTGCGCCATTGGCAAGATACGGTGCGACCGACAGCGCGCTGTCAGGGATAGCGCCGGTAAACCCTACGACCGTGCCGTTGGGGATCGTCACGCCGGTGAAGTTCGCCACCCTGGCAAAGGTCTCCATGCCGATCTGCTGGACGACATCGTATTCCATGCCGAGATCAAGCGTCTGGTCTGTGGCATTCCAGGCCAGTCGGCCGATGCTGTTCGCATGCGGTGCCGCCACCTTGAAATCGACGTAATCAGTCTGCACCGAGTTGTGAGCGTCAGACAGCGGGCCATTGGCGATCAGGTCCGCCAGACGCTCGACCGATGTTGCCACCGACAGCGCCACCTCTGCCTTGTTGTCAGCAGCGCCCAGCGCATAGGTGTTGTCGAGGATCAGTTGCGTCAGTTGCGCGATGTCCGCAGGCGTCAGTTGCCCGGCGACCTGAAACAGCCGCTCAATCGCCCGGATCGCGTCCGGGTCGTTCCCGACAAAGCGGGCAATCTGGTTTCGGTTGAGCGGGGTGGGATCAGCCATCAGAAGTTCAACGGCTCAAGCCGCGCCTCCAAGCGTGCCACTGCAAGCTGGGCATCGCTGGTGCCCCGAAACTTCTGCGACCGCCAGTTCCGCATGTGGCCCTGCTGCAGCCAAACCACGCGCTTGTCATACTGGCCCAGAGTGCCCACGCGAGCGGGCTTCTCAACGCTGTAGGTCATACCATCCACCGAATAGCTGGTCCACACTGTCGGGTCCGCTCCGGGCTGCACGCGGCCAGTGAGAGCCACCAGTTCCATTTCGTGGAAGATCGCGCCTCGGCTTTCATTGTAAACGATCATCGTGCCGAACTCCCATCCGACAGTCTCGCCCCAATGCGAAGCAATGTTCTTGTCCAGATAGCCTACGTCGGTCGCGCCAGGCTTGCAGACGTTCCAGCGGTCATAGGCCCAGATCGCGTCGCAGACGTTCCAGCGGCCAAGCCCGACCAGCGTTGAGCGCAGGATGAACCACACCTGCTGGCCAAGAGCCTGCGAAGCCGCAGCGTCGAACACGATGGTCTGATCGGGCAGGTGTATTTCGAGGAACTGGTGCGCGCCCTCGGTTCGCTCCTGCATGAACGACGTCGAAAGCTGGGCTTCGGTGTAGGTTGCAAGGATTTCCTCGATCTCGCGGGTGGCGATCTTCTGCGCCGTTCCGTTGGCCCCGATGTAGATCGAAACGCTTTCGTTCACACCGCTGCCCATGAAGGCGATGGTCTCCTCGAACACGCAGCAAGTGTGCGTGCCGAGCGTGCCCTTCTGGATTTGCGCGCCTGCTATCCTCTGGAACGGAAAGCCAGCCGTCCCAGTGTTGTCGAAAACCTCGATCGTGTGCCGGTTCAGCGCATAGATTTCATTGCGCAGCTTGAGCAATGCCTTGATCGGATCGGGGTCAGCTTCCGACGACCCATATTTGAGCGGATCGACAGCGAACGGGTTATTCAGTTCCGTGATCACAAGGAACTCGCCGTCGGTTGTCATGAAATATCCATCGACCCAGACCACCGTCAGCGCCGTGCCGAGATCTGGATCAGTGACCTGCGCCAGCGTCGTGCCGTTGTAGAGATAGAGCCGCCCGCCTGAGGCCACGGCAAGATAGTCAAAGCTGTAGGTCATCGTTACGCGGTTTCCTGAACCAACATCACCAATCACCGTTACAGTGCCGTTCTGCGCCACCGTGACCAGCTTGGTGCCCATCACGCGGTAGAGAACGCCGTTCCAGTTCAGGCCGCCACGGTTTGCGCCTGGGCCGTCTCCGGTTTTCACGATCCCATCGGCAGGGCGAAGATATCCCTCCGAAATCCCGGTCGATTTCGGGACCGGGACCAAGTTCACCGGATAGCTGGTCCGAAAGTTCGGGCTTCCATCAGTGAAGATGCCATTGAGGATCGGGATTTGCATCAGCCCACCCGGTACCAAGCAGCGGTGGCCGCATCAAACCGCATAGTGAAAAACTCATTGGCTGCCGCCAAGGTGGTCGGAGCGCCAGTCACAGTCGTGCCACCCGCCGAAACGGTCAGTGCGGTGACGATCTGCGTGCAGTTGACGCTGACCTCGGCCTTGTCGGTCGGCGCAGAAGGCAGAACGATCGTGCCAGCAGCAAAGGTGCCGGTGGGCGTCAGGACCAGCCATGTGTTGCCCTGAGCGACGGTCACCGTGAAGGCGGTGGCGCTGGGCGCGGCATACTGCGTGCTGAGAGCCCCAGGCAACGACAGCGCGCCCTGCAGGTAGCCGGTGAGCAGGGTCAGGGATGCCTTGCGGGTGTCGCCATTGCCTGTGGCCCACACGGCCAGTAGATCGCCGCCAGTAAGCGTATCGAGGGCGGATAGCTTGTTGATGCTGGTCATCGGTTTACTCCAAATCGAGGATGCTGTCCGGGCCAACCGTCAGCGGATCAGTGGGTTGGCGCAAGAACGGGTCGTTGGAATAACCCCAGTCCTTATTTCCTGCACCGCTCGGAATAGCCATGCTATCCAAT